TTTCAGGGCATCCTCGATGAATTTAATAATGGCGAACTCCAGGGTGATAAAAGATTGGGTGAGTTTATAAAAAGACTTTCTGGTGTTGACCCTTCGCGGATTAAACCCGAACCACGGCGAAGTCGAAGTTCACAAAACTCAAGTTCACGAAGAGCAATTGCTACTACGGAACGAGCCGCAACCCCACGTGGATTAGCGTCTAGTTCGTCGCCTGGACGTAAAGGCAAACGTCGCCCAGGTGTTGACAAAGTAGGCCCATCTGACGGTGCATTTTGGGAATCATTGAGTCCAGAACAAAGAAAAACAGCAGAAGCGGCTCTCGCTGCTAATCAGAAAAAAATCGTTGACAAATTTAAAACGAAAGATTTCCCTAAATGGTGGAACGCCCAGGTCAGAGGTGCTGAAAAACAATCAATACTTGGTGGTCGATTCTCTCCGCGTAACCCTGATGACCCTTTTAATCGGGGTGACATTACCGAAATGCAGAGACTTCTGGATATTGACAAAGACATACCACAACAGCGTAGACGGCAAGTTCAAAAAGAAATTGATACTTTAACCCTTTTGATGAATATGCAGGAAACCAATAATTTCTCCTTACTCGAACATCTGCATCCACCAGAAAAAAAGGCAATCTTAAATGCACTTAGTTCCGACCCTTCGTTTAAGAAAGTTAAAAATTTTACTGATAAAACAGAATCATCAGTCTTTGGCGTTGGCGCTGGCTTAAACAAAGAAGATAGAAAAGCATCCGAAGATGCCGCAAAATCGATTACTAGTGATGATAAAAGATTTATTAAAGAACAACTAGACGCCATTGCTGGAACAAACGATATCGCTGAACCTCTATTAAAAAAACTAAGTGCGGGCAAAAATCTAACACCAGTTGAAGAAGAAGCACTCCTTGATGAATTCACTTCTCAACCCGAAGTTCGAAAAACGCTTGAAACAATCTTGAGTTCTAAGAAATTTAAAGATAAAAAACAAGTATCGCTGCGTTCACGAATTCTACGTACTAACCCACAGAGGGCAGCAAAAAGAAACCTTCGTCGTCAGAGAACAGCAGGAGAAGGACGTCGTAATCCAATCATTCTTGACCCAGCACAGCAAATCAAAAAAAGGAAACTTCGTACTGCGGCATTTAAACGACAAGTTTTGTCTAAGTTTAGAAAAACCAAAAATGCAGAAGAACTTTCAGACAGTCTTGGGCAAAGAAAAATTGAAGAACACCCAGTTCTAATTTCTCCGGATGGAAAAGTTACCATCACCCCACAATTTGCCAATATATTATCGCTGCTTGACGAAAGACTAGAGCAGAAAAAAACACAGGGAGACAAAGCGTACGATAAACTACTTGCAACCCTTTGGGAAAATTTTGGATTTTCGGAAACTCCGTCTTTGGTTACCAAAGACGAAGTACAAAGTCTGCTTGACGCTGGTTGGCAGCCAGTCGTTAGAGGAACTGGTAACCAAGCGGTAGAGAGCGAAAGTTACGTTGAACAGTTCTTAACAAGTCTTGGTAGATTTGTCCCAGGCCAAGGTGGACGCATGTATGGGGTTGGTGAATATTTTGTTTTTCCTGGCGGTAACTTTACTGGTTATTCTGGGGGCGCAGAAGACAGGCACTCAATGTTGGTTTTGATTCCACCATCCGCCAAGATAATGACATCTAGTGAATTGAACAACGAAAGACAAGACATGGCAAATTTGTCAACCTTAATCCATAATCAGTTTGTTACTGCTGGTGGAAGGGAAATGACAGAAGCCATGAGCCCTGGAGAACTAGCACAATTGGCACGAAAAGGTGCACCTCAACTAGCAGAATCAAAAACCATTAGCGGCCAAATTTTAAATCAACTTATTTCGCGTCTAGAGGAATTAGAAAACACCCCTGGTGATAATAGCGTAGAAAAAGTTCAAATAATAAAATCACTTGATTACCTACAACGTTTTTCCAAAAATGAAGAAGTTGGCAACTTCGCGCCGATTATCGGTGTTGACGCGATTGACACCAACGAAGGCGACGCATCAAAAGACCCTATATTGCTTCATAATCGAAGTATTGTTGCTGCATTCCAGACTCCGATGACGCGCAAAGACGCAGAAGAAATGAGCGGCGGGGTTGTTAAGACTTGGAATAAGTGGAAGAAGAAAAATACTGTAAGTGCAGCCGTAGATGTTGAACCTACAAAATCGTCAAGAGTAAAACCACGCACCGTAAGGCGTAAAACACAAACCAGTAATTCGCCGACTCAGCCAAGTAATGCGGTGTCACAAAATGCAGTCGATACATCTTCATGGAAATCCAGTAAGCCAACATTCTCAACAGGGTCAAACCCAGCAGAATTGTTAACAGCGCCAGACGGTTCTCAGTATTATGCAAAAAAACCAAAACCAAATGAACCATTACCGCAAGCCATAGAACGGATGGAAACCGAAGTTCTTGCATCGAAACTCTATCAATTGGCTGGAGTTCAGGCTGCGGATTTATCCATGGGTGACAGGTCTGGTGAGCCAAGAATGCTTTCCCGAATGATTACGGCAAGAATGCCAAATAGTAGTTCCGACCAAGACGCTGCACGCGCAGGTTTTGTTGCAGATGCATGGTTGGCTAACTGGGATGCTGCGTTGAATGACAATATTAAATTTGACTCAAACAATAAACCGGTCAGATTAGATGTTGGTGGTTCACTTGATTACAGGGCTCAAGGTGCTAAAAAAGAAACAACATCAACACCCTTTGGTGATACGGTTGGAGAAATGACGTCAATGGCAAAAAATGGCGGTAATATTGATTTTACGGGAATAGATTCAGCAGAAATAAAAAAACAAGCACAGGCTTTGTCTACTATTGCCGATGACAGAATCCGTGCGACTGTTTCCGCAATAGTAAGTGACCCGCAGCGTGCAGCAAAATTGACACAAACACTAATTAATCGACGTAACGACATCATGGCCAAATACGGCTGATAGGGGTTTAATATGGAAACAAATACAGACAAAGGTAAATTCGATAAAAAAATAGTCGATACGGCGCGTATGGATTGGAACAAAACCAGAGGCGAAATGGAACTTATTATGGATTTTCCACCATTTGTCGATGTTGAAAATTCTGGTACCAAGGAAAAACCTCGTTGGGGTTTTGACTTAACGACAAATACCGGACGTAGGTTTATTGATGAATTCAAAAAAGAACTTAAACGTATTGACAGCCTTATCCCCGAAAAAGGACAGAATTCTTCATTAATTGACCCAGACGTATTTGGAAACCCTTTCGACATTTTAGAAAAAAAATTTTCTGATGAGTTAGGGGAAGCACGTCTTTGGCAAAAACGTTTTCCGGGGGACCCAATTGGGGCTTGTAGAAAACTTACTCTTGGCTAGGGCTTAAATAAAGTGACCGAAACAGAAAAAACAAATACAAATTCAAAAGTCTTTGCCCTTAGGGCTGCACAATGGATTGGTTGTAGTGGTGCCCATAAAGGCGAAGATGGTAAGTGGATGCCATGCGCAACCCATAATGAACTGTTACGGATATCAAGACAGGCAGAACCTGGAAAAAAAACAGCGCTGAGCGATATTGAAAAAAACATTAAAAAACGAAATAAAAAAAGTAAAAGAAAACAGTGGGAGAACCTTAGAGAATCAACCCCATTAGGATTCTCTACCCTAGTTGGTGGAGGTATTGTCTCTGCCCCAATCACTTCGGTTAAGGGGATTATTCCTGGTCTTTCTCCTCGTGATAACGACGATGATGTTTATACGGATATTGAATCTGCCCGAAAACGCTCAGTAAGACTTGGGTGTATCGGCGTACGCAGACTGTCATCGCAAAGTGGAAAATTGGTATGGATGCCATGTACAAACAATACAGATTACGCAAGATTGGCTGGGACTACTGCACTAGGTAGAAGGAATCAAAGAGAAACGGGCAATAGGGCTATAAGAACTATTGTAAGACAAGAACTTAATCGTCGTAAAAAATCCTTATTTGAAGAATTGCATGAAACAAAAGGTATTGGTACACGCATTGGGCGTGCATTAACACCAAGTAAAAAAAGAACAACGAGTCGAGTAATGTCTGAGATTGCTGGGGAATTAGACCCACGTAAAAGAAGAGACGTGGACAACGATGGTTTAATTTTTGATGGCACATGGAGAGAAATGCCAGCCCCTGTACGTGGACTGCGTTCTGGGAAACCCGGTCCGTTAGATTCTGATGCAGTTAAAAAACCATTTACTTCACCACAGGTTTCTCTTTCCGACATTAAAAAAGGTGGCCCATTCAAGGCTGAAAATATTCTTAATATGCGTTTTCTTCGTGGACTTACCCGTGAACAAAAAGCAACAACACTTGGTGTTTCAACAGAAGTATTTGACGCAATGAATGAAGTTGACGCATCTTTAGATACGTATGCCGCCGACAGACTTGCCGTAAACGTACTTGGGATAAACCCGAGCAATATTTGGCCGATGTTTTATGAGACTGACGTACCACCAGAAAAAGTTGGTAGAGGTAGGCCAATAAGTAAACAAACCGAAGAGATTATGAAATTACGTTCTCAAGGTATGGGTTTTGATGAAATTGCTAAAAAATTTGGAATCACAAGACAGGGAGCGCAATCTGCTTACTCAAGTGGGGTAAAAAGAAATTCTTTAGTTCCACCAACACCTTCAGTGCGAGGGACACGTTCTCAGTCTGGTTCAGCCCGTCAGTCAATGGCTCGTGGTGATGGCATGATTCAAAGAGATGAGCGTGGTGTACCGATACCACAACGTGATATTCGCAAAGATTCGATGGATGCAATAATCAAAAAACTAAAAGATATCGGAATGACCGATAGTGAAATTGATATTCTTTTAATTGGTAAATCGTCAACCAAGGCAACTGGCTTACAGTCATCACAGAGGCCACGTAGGCGTTTGTCTCAATCAAATGCCGACTCTCCAGATACTTGGCCTCCATCAACAAAAATTCACTACCTTGATTGGGGTCGCGCGCGCCCGAACTTTGTTGTCCCTTACTCATTGGTTGTAAAATTTGACAAAGACCAAATGCTTTCGGATAAAGATTGGCGTTTATTAAAGCAATTTTATACAAGATATTCAGGAGACAATAGGGGTGTTCGTTCTAGAACCAACATAAACACAATTACAAATATTGGTGCAAAACGTGTTTCTGAAATCATCCTTGAAAGAGTTAACCCAGAGAGCATTAAGCCAGATGGGGAAAAACGACACTATTTTATTGTTGGTGCTCCCGGCATGGGGAAAACAACATTGACCGATTTTCTTGCCAAACGTGGGCTAATACCCACAGAGACTGAAGCCGCCCATATTGACCCAGACTTTATCAAACAAGCACTTGATGGTTACGATTCTGGCACTGGAGCAATAAGTGTTCATAGGGAATCGGCACATACGGCAACAGACGTTGTTTCGCAGGCTAGCAAACAGGGAATGGATATAGTTACCCAAGGAACCGGAACACGTTTACCGGAATACAAAACAACCAATGACCCGCGGTATCAAACAATCGCGCACGCGGCATATGTTAACCCAGGAATTGCCCAAAAAAGACTTGATGATAGAGAAAAAGTTGATGGTAGGAAAGTTGCAAGTCATATTTTGCCCCACATTGCAAACACCTCATACAACATGATGACCCAATATCTAAAAGATAAACAAATCGGAAGTTTTTTTCTATGGGACAACGACGTACCTTTTGGTGCTGCTCCTAAATTGATAGCCAAAGTAGAAAATGGTGTATTTTCGGTAAATGATGAGCAAAAATTTATGTCATGGTCAACTGGTGGAAGAGTTACTCCACAGGGTGTTAAAAATCTTGAATACTACAAACGTAAGTGGCCTTAAAATTGCTTTAGTTATTTACACACAATAATTAGTTAAATATATTGACTAGTTGCACTAAATCAAAAAACACCCTGCTAATTTTGATGATAGGGCTGGGTGCTTACCTTAGCCAGGTATCAAAGTCCAAATTCTATATAAAGGAAAACAAAATGTCACAAGACACATCACGCCTAAGCGAACTGCAAACAGCACTTCGTACAAAAATGGCAGATAATAAAGCAATTGCAGATTCATTCAAAGTTGTTGACGGCACAGTCGTTGTTGGTTCGGAGCAAAAGTCCTCATTCGACAAAAACATGGTTGACATCAAAGAAATCAAGAACCTCATCGTAGGTCTTGAATCAATGGAAGAAGTTGAAAATTGGGGCTCACAAGCGAGCGGACAGTCTGTTGCAGCAGCAGCAGCCGCTGGTTTTGCAATCCCAGCAAAACAACTTTCATCAGTTGGTGAAGCATTTCTTGCCTCAAATGAGTACAAGTCACTTATCGCTAGTGGCGGTGCAAACATGCCAGCAGCATTCCAAGTTGGCCACACACTCACAACCGGCAATTACAGTGTAAAAGATGTTTACACAGCAATGCCATCAGGCACTCCTGGTTCGTTCGGCACAATCACACGTGACCCAATGGTGATTCCACCAATGCGCACAAAGCGTGTTCGTGACCTGTTCCCAGTTCGCACAACAACATCAACAGTAATTGAGTACTTCCGCATGACTGGCTTCACGAATAACGCAGCCATGGTTGCAGAGCGCAATGCTGGAGATACAGCGTTTGCTGCTAAGCCACAGTCAAGCATGTCATTTGAAGGTGTACAGACTTCGGTCCGCACACTTGCACACTGGGAAGCAGCCCATCGCAACGTTCTTGCAGATGAGCCACAGTTGCGTTCAATTATCGACAACGAGTTGATGTACGGCCTTCGCCTTCAAGAGGATGCACAAATCCTCAACGGTTCAGGAAGTGGTGAAAACCTCACTGGCATCATGAACACCACAGGTGTTCAGACCTACAGTTGGTCAATGGGTGCAAACGAAGCCGCAAACGGCAAGGCAGACACAAAGGCTGATGCGATTCGTCGTGCAGCAACCTTGTCATACCTTGCTTACTACGAGCCATCTGGTGTTGTTCTCCATCCAAACGATTGGGAATCAATCGAATTGACAAAAGACGGCAATGGCCAATACTTGATTGCTCTTTCAGTAGCAATGGGTGGCGAGCCAAAAGTATGGCGTCTTCCAATCGTTGAGACACCAGCAATGACCGAATCATATGCACTTGTTGGTGCATTTGGTACGGGTGCACAAATCTACGACCGTGAACAAGCAAGCATTCGCATTAGCGAACAGCATGCAGACTTCTTCATTCGTAACGCAATTGTCATCTTGGCCGAGCAACGTCTCGCCCTTGCCGTCAAGCGCCCAGAGTCGTTTGTGAAGGTTTACTTTAACAACGCTCCAGCCTAATAATTAAGTAAAACAACTCCCCCGCGAGTAACCCCAAAATATGGGGTGAAAGCGGGGGTTTTGTTTTTGTGCCATAATTGATGTATGAGCGATGTGTCTAATAATTTTTCACAAGAAGAAATCAATGCACTTAAAAACGATATTGTTTTGAATACCGACAAAGGTCAACTTCAGGATGCGAACATGATTGCCCAGTTGCTTTCAGAAGATTCCAACAATAAAGAAGACCTATATTTATCTATACTTTCGTATTACGGCAATAAAGAAAACAAAAAAGAACTTGATGCACTAATGTTGAAACTTGCAGGCTCGGACAGTTAGAAAGATTAAAATAGAACTATGCTAGGTCCAGAAGAAGATGAAGATTTCACTACAGAATACGCTAGATTTGCTTTAAATTCAAGAGGCATACCTGAAGATTTTGATACATGGATTTCTGATATGAACGGGAAAACACCCAAAAAACACAAACCTAAGAATAAAAAAATGAGGGATAATGGTGACTTTTAATTCGAAACTTAGCCCTAAAGAACAAATTCGTTTATTGAGTGTATACAAAAAAGCCCACGACCGACGAATTGCGTCTGAGAGTGAAACCAGTATTGTTGAAGAAGATTTCAAAGAACCTAAAAAAGATGAATAACATACCATCAGACAAAAACAATATTGATTTTGAATATCTTTTACTCCTTGAAGAACAATTAAAAATTAACAACTTGTTATCCGCAGGTAGCGAATTAGAACAAAAAACATTGCCGTGCTGGGAAGGCTATGTACAGGTTGGTATGAAGAAAAAGAAAGGCAAATTGGTGCCAAATTGTGTTCCAATTGAGCAGAAAACAGCAAAACTAAAGAATCCGGAAGGTGGCTTAACGGCTGCCGGTAGAAGGTTCTTTAAAAATCGTGACGGTTCAAATTTGAAACCTGGCGTAAAAGGTCCAGCCGATACCCCAATCAAAATGCGACGAAAAGGTTCTTTCTTAACAAGATTTTTTACTAACCCATCGGGTCCCATGAAAGATGAAAAAGGACGACCCACAAGACTTGCTCTTTCTGCTTCGGCATGGGGGAGAGCCCGTTCCACAGGACGCAACAGACGCTGCTGCCCTCGCAGCCAAAGGCAGAAGAATGCTTGAGCGCTACGGGAACACAAAGAAGAACAAATAATGGAAAGATTTTGGTATGGCGCAAAACTCCTTAAAGTGGTTGATGGCGACACCGTCGAACTTATGGTTGACCTAGGTTTCAATATTCACCACAAGATGCGTGTGCGCCTATATGGATTAAATACACCAGAATCACGCACAAAAGACCTTGCAGAAAAAGAACTTGGTCTAAAGGCTAAAAAATTCACAGAAGACTGGCTCACTAAACATCAATGGGTTTTTGTTAACACAATCCCAGACAAAAACGATAAATACGGTCGCATTCTTGCAAGAATATTCAGTTCAGACAATGTAGACGACCCAACAACCGCTTGTCTAAATATCGACATAATTCAGGCTGGATATGCACGTGAGTACTTCGGTATTGGTGATAAAACATGGGTCGAATTCAAAACCGATAAAAAATAGCCCAACAATAGACAGTTTTTTTGTTCAAAATATCCATTAATTAAGACTACTTCCGCCAAGTTTTTTCAGTTCATGTTATGCTTTATCAAGGTTAGTTAAACAACACTCTTAAGGAGAAAATCATGTCAGCATCAACCCCAAGCACTCTTGCCCTCACCATTGGGGGAGTAGTAGCGACAACTAGTTCGGTCGTTGCTCGTATGCCATTCAACGCCCGCGCCCGCGCAATCACCGTAGCCGTCGGAACAGTACCAACTGGTGCGCCCCTCACGGGAACGGTTCGCAAGACTTCAGTATCAGGAACAGTTGTTGGAACTTTTTCAATCGCAATCAGCGGAGCATCCGCAGTAGCAACTATGTCAACAGTTGACGGTGCAGACGAAATTGCAGCAGATGACTTGTTGTTCCTTGTTATTGCTCAAGTTGGTTCAACGGTTGCGGGTGCAAACCTGACAGCATTAGTTCAACTGGACCAGACAGCAGACCAAGATGGTGTGGATGTCCACAGCCTCTCAGTCCTTCGCGGAGGTCACGCAGGTTCAGCAATCTAATAATTAAACTAACTTAAACCTTAAACTGACCAGTGGATAGTATCCACTGGTCTTTTTAATTTATGGGATAATGGTTAGATGAAAAAAGACCTTTTTGTCAATGTACTTCTTAGAATTCTTGCTACTTTTGCCGCATCTGGTTTAGGGGTTATCGGCGCAGGAACAATTGCTGGTGTACCAATACATAAAGCCGTCTTCATGGCTGGAATTGCAGGGGTTGCAGTAGTTATTGAAGGTCTTGCGCGGGCATTTTTAGAAGACGGAAAACTGTCGGTTTCAGAAATCAACGATGTTTTTAACAAAGTTGACAAGAAAGCACCAAAAGCAAAGCATAACGAAACGGCTTAGTTTCGTTATTACCTCGAAAAATCAACTGACGGAGAATAATTATGCCAGCACCATCAAAAAAGAAAAAACGTGAAGAAACAAAAAGCATGGAAGAACTTGCTCTTTTGTCGGCCACAAATTCCGAATACAACATCATGCAACCAATGTTTGACGCTGAACATGTGCGCGTACGAAACCCCTTGACCGGTTTGGACCCATTTTTTAAAACAGGCTCTAATTCTTTCCGTGAATTAATTCAAGAACTTTGTGAAAAAGGTTTGACAAAGAAACTAGGACTTGAATTTGATGAGTTTGCACAAAAATATGACCATAAGTGGAGTGAAGTAAAAGATTTCGCAATGACCATGAGTCCCCTCTGATGTCTAACAAAACATGGGGTTCTTTCACGGGCAAAATTCTTGGTTTTCATTTTGAGACTACTGAACCAAAGTTAGATGACCCTACATCTGTCAGGCCACCTTATTACCATCCAGCCGAAAAAGAATTCATATCAGCGATGGACAGTATTGTCCGCAAATATGGAAAATTAGAAGACTACGACGATAAAGGAATATGGGTTGGCTACGAATCACGAGCCAAGAATGAAAACTACTCAAAAGGTATTCGTTGTGAAAACTGCGCTCATTATGAGTCCGAAAAAGTATGCATGATAGTAAAGACAGAAATCGAGCCAGGAGGCTATTGTCGCTTTGCGGCTATCCCTTCAGAAAAAGTAAAACCAAAATAAACAAAATATGAAAGTATGGATTGACCAAGACTTATGTACTGGAGATGGCCTGTGCGCGGAAATAGCCCCAGATGTATTCATCATGCTGGAGGATGGGTTGGCGTACGTCCAAGAGAATGGGAAAGTGTTTTCCAAACTGCGAGGGAACGAGGAAGGCGCAAGCGGTTTAGCATTTTTCGCAGAAGACCGCCTTGGTGACGTTGTTGAATCTGCCGAAGAGTGTCCAGGTGAATGTATTTTTATCGAAGTTTAAATAAATGTCAATTACGCACTTAAACTAACGCTAAACGCTATGTTGTGTACATGACTAACATACGATATTTGCGAATGTTCTACCGCCTAAACAGAACGTGGGGCGACAACATTTGGGTAGCGTCATATTATGCTTTGCGAGGTAAAGCATTTACCGCCAGTTATTTGGGCGATTTAATAGAAAAACCGATATCTATTTCTAAAGCCGAGCCACTTTTGTTTCTAAAGCCGAGTGACGAACGGTAGTGTACGGAACAGGCGAACGGTACAATAGATGTGTAAGTCAAAATTATAACAAGGAGACAAACAATGATTAAAGAACCAGTGCTGTCAAAGGTGCCCAAATGCACCAACGAGGGCTGCTGGTATGGCATCATTGAAAACGAAGACAAAACTCTCGGGTCATGCCCCGTATGTCTCGGCAGGGGCGTGGTCGCTAACACGGTGGGGATTTAGTCGCCGTTTCACATATGAAACATTATTTCCCTATTACAAAGTCCATTAATACAAAGACCGCCACTTAGACGGGTCTGAACCCAGAAGCCGAAGCATTTGGGGTGGTTTAATTAATTGTATCAGAGTGGAGACAATTAGTATATTGTCAGTTAAGGCTCTAACTGATAATATAATTTGCCATATTGTCACTTACGTTTAAATGTGGCGAATATGCGCGAATAAGCAGACACGGCAACCATGTCCTAATAAGCAGACAATTTGTCCCTGATTAGAAATTGACGGATTATTGAACCATGAGTTAAAATCTGTGCAGATTTCTAATCACGAGCCACTTTTGTTTCTAAGTCCGAGTGAACTACCTGCAAAAGAGTGCCCTGGGGAATGTATTTTTATTGAACCCTAGAAGTACTAGGTTGGATTTTTTTGAACAACAGAATATCCAACGAGATGCGCCGTGTTTGATGCATATTCTATGTTCAAAGTTCGGTACCACCCACTTTTAGACCTCATTAACGCACCAGTCTTGCCAGTAGATTCACACGTAACTGCAGCAATAGTTTCATATTTCGTTACTACTTCGTTCATCGCCTTATGCGTGTTGGGCAGGGATGGCTGAAAGTAATATCTCAACCCACCAAATTTTTGTTTTATTTGAGCAATCTGGTAATTAGGGTCAATTTGTGTTAATTCTCTATCGCAATCTATAACTAGTTGGTACCAACCCTCGTCAACATCTATTGATTTCCAGTATTCAGGAACTATCTTTTCTTTCAACATTTCCACAGCAGCCTGTAAATCATTCATTGGTTAAGTCCATGTTTTTCTCCAGTAGGTTCTCGTATGCCTCATTGGGAGTGTTCCCGATACCAATAAGTTTTGACTCATCGGAATCCATCCAGAACTCAATAGCACTATCATCATCACCAAATATGTAGTCCATATAGTTGTTGTTGATATTCTCGTCGTCCCAGTTTCTAATCGCGTGCCACTTACCGCCCTCGTAAGTACCGCTATAGCGCGATTGACGAATTACGATTGGGTATAACTTGTGTATGTCCATAAGACCAGTATATACACAGTTAATAAATTGCGCCCTCGGCAGGGCTCGAACCTGCAACCTACAGATTAGAAGTCTGTTGCTCTATCCATTGAGCCACAAGGGCCATTAACCCACACTAGCGGATAGGGCATGCTCCTGTCGCACAGTCGTCAATCTCTATGTCTCCATCAAAAGATTTTTGGACCAAAGGGATTGATGAATCAATTTTGGAAGACATTTTTTTGTATTCATCTTCCGTTATTTCTTCATAAGGAGGTAAAATGAAATTATGGTCGGCGTGAAGAAGAAAAGAAACCGACTTGATGTTTTTTGTATAGTTTCTATCTAGCCAATTTTTAATTGTTTCAAGTTCTTCTTTTCGGTAGTAAACAGTTACCGAAACCGCATTGTCTGCCCAAATTGTTTGCATCTTTTTTACCCATTCCAACTGGTCAACGGCCGACATATTTTTTGCTAAGACCGAGTTTTCTGGGGACATGCATGGAAAATCAACAACAAATCGAGTGTGGTCTTCTCTACCGTCAAGACCAACGTCCCATTGAACCTTATGTCCCCGCTTTCGGCAAACATCAACAAGTGGGTCAGACGAACCAAAGCGAACTCGGCGCACGTAGTGTTGAGCAAAAGCAGGGTGAATGCCTGGTGTCACCCCGGGCAATAGTGAAAGAGTCCCTGACGGCTGAACCGTAGTAAGACGGACCGAAACCGGCAAATTATTTTTTATTGAATATTCTTTATCAAACTTTTCTAAAAAAGAATAACACTCAGACAACCAGTCAATTTTTTCTTCACTAACTTGAAGAATGCCGGTAACCGATTGACCCAAGCGAGCATTTTGATGAACGATTTTGGTCGTTTTTTCATAAGAATAGGAAAGTTGAGTAATTTGTTTTTGTGTTTTATAAAGCAAAATTGAAATTTCTTTTAGTTGCTCAATTGAGTCAATATTTGGGAGAAAAATTGTTGCAAGGTTACAGGACTCGCCGTCCCCAAGGCCGATTTCTGCACATGGGTTGAAGCCCTCAATAGAAGGGTCTAGTTTCAATTCATTTAGTCTGCCATACTTCCGAGCCAACTTACGGTTAAGTAAGCCGTACGGCTCTCCTGTGCCGTCATAGCCCCTCCATAGTTCTGGTTGTATCTCGTCAAACGAATCAGCATAAATACTGTTGTTTGAATTAGCGCGCCACGCAGGAACTGTCCCCGATGACCAATTTTTTGCTCGGAGAAAAAGTACATCATCGGGGTCGCCCATTGCAATTTGCGCTGAGCGACGAGATGAACCAGAAACCACAATCCGACCAATAATATTGCAAATATCTAGAACATCGATAGAGCGTAATTTCTTTCCTACTCGGTTTTCCATTACGCCACAAATATCTTTAATCCCATCGATGAGTGCACCGGGCCCTGATGCAGTACCCCCGAAAGTGTTCAGTGGTGCGCCGTACTCTCTGATGAGAATTGTGGAATAAGAAAATGATTTACCAGTATAAAAATATGATTTCAAGACTGCGTGTAAAAGTCGTTTCCAACCATGACGTGAATCTGGGACAATCAGGTCGGCATCATTTGTTCTTTCTTGGGTGATACTGACATCAGAGATAACTTTAGGAAGTTCGTGAATCTTGGAGCGTTCAACCGAAAAACCAACCCCACCGCCAAGCATCAGGTACTCAAAAATCATTTCAAAATCTTCAATTTTTTCAATATTTGTAAAATAGCAATTATTTAAAGATGTGCCATTTAATTTTTTAACCAAAGGTGTACCCAACTGCCAGAGAGAACGTCCGGAAAAAGAACATCGCAAATTAAACATATGGTCAAAAAGAGTTTTTGCTTCTTCGTCCGTATATGGAACCCCGATTTCTAAGGCACCATTAATCACTCGTTGCAATGTTTCGGACCATGTTTCATTCAGCCCATCTTCTTTTTTGCGGCTGTATGTACGCATGAATACAATTTCTCCGAGCCCGTTAAAACCCCATGGGGCCGATTTTTGAGAATAGGAATCTACAAATGATTGTTCTAGCATGGCTTCCCCGCATCTAAGTATGTTATGTACTGAAGAGTTTACACTACAGTAATTTACTGAAAGAGTCTAAATTAATCCTAATTTTTTTGCTTCTTCCAAAGGAATTTGTTTTCCTTTTGGGTGCAATAAAACTCTTGTTGTTATAAATTGCGATAACTGTTTATCTTCGTAAATATCTTCTTCGACCAAAAAATTTTGTTTTTCGTTTAACGAGTCAATTTGGTTATAACCGATAATGTGTGTTGGTTTTATGGAGTCACCAGAACAGTCGCCCGTAGGGTGTCCACACACAGGACAGGGTCGTCTGTCCGCCATGGTTACTGGAATATTCCCAAGAACGTAGGAGTTTTGTTGATTATAGAAAACCATAAGCAATGATATACCTACTAGTCGGCCAGCACTAAAACTCCTGGATATAAAATCCATTATTCAAAATTACTGTGCGCACATGTTCGTCTAGGTACTCCTGAGGTGCTATTGGGACGCCACACATAACATCAACCATCATTTTGGGGTAAGAATAGTTTTTAATGACATCAATTGCGTTCTCTGAAAATGCTGTTAAATTTCCCCATTTAACTTTTCTACCAACCCCATAAGAATAAGGTAAAGAAAACATACAAAGGTCCGGGAGTGATGGATTATCTGTCTCGTCACAATGTATGACGGCTAAACATTCTTTTATATTTAGGCTTGGGTCAAGAAATGCTACGACCAGTTCTTTTTCTTGGGGTTCCTGCGCTACATATCCCTCGGCTATGAAGGTAATACCCGTGATACCTAGATGTGTTCGTAGGATTGAAAGTAGGTCAGAACAATGCTTGAATCTTTGGGTCTGTGATTTAGCCATTAGTTGCGTGGTCATTTGAACGCAAAGCATAGGAATGTCGTATTTCCAACAAAAGAAGTTAAATGCCAATTCACTACCTATCCCATCCTCTTCAGTTACGGACTCTTTGGCTATTTGGGTAGCGGAAAGAGTTAAGGCAATTTTTGCAAAACTATTGTCGTATATTTCCATATAAAGACACTAGCAATAGTTGCAATGAAGCCATTGCAGTATGGGTTAGGGTATTTATATGACAACAAAAAAGACGACATCAAAGACAAGCAAAAAATCAACACCTGCAAAAAAGGCTGTTGCAAAGAAAGTGGCTACGGCAACTACTTCAGGACTTTCACAACCTATTAAAACCGTAGTTGCGGTTCAAACTGAAAAAGTTACCAAACCAGGCGTCGCGCGAAAAGGTTTCTTCGCTAAAATTAAATCTTGGTTTTAGTTGTCAGTAATAAAACAACGTCGAACCCCTGAACAGATTCGCGAAGCCGCTGCCCGCATTTTGCGAATTAATGCTTCCCGTATATCGGAAGATGACGCAGCACGCTACATTAACGCCAACAGTTTTAAATCAGAAGACTGTGTCCTTGAATAAATAAATCAGCAAACCCTTACGGGGTATGTAATTTGTTGCTAGTTAGGGGTTGTTAATGGGTAAAAACCAGCGCATACTGAACCTCTAGCATAACTATTTACAAAACAAGGGATTCACTATGTCAAGAATGCATGGCTCTAAGCAGATAAAAAGATTTATTAAAGAAATAGAAAAAATTGGGTTTACGGTGCTTGTTTTAAAAAATAAATACAAAATGTACCCCCCAAAACATCTTGGAACCCGTGTTTATATTACCCACGGAACACCAAAGTCAATCAAACCAATGTGTTCTGAGTTTAAGAAAATTTACGGCGTAGAACTAGACCCTAAAATTTTTCTTTAGATTCTATTTACTTGTCTTTCCCACGGCCAAAATAGGGCCGTTCAGAATAGTCCACATCGCTAGGTTGCTTACCCGGCCATGGGCGCCACTCAATAATTTGCGACCAGACTTTATCTTTTTGAGCATATGCCTTACGTTCTTGCCATGTTCCTAATTTACGCCGTGCACAATCTTTACAAAACATTTCATACTGATATGCAGATGCTCGTGCACTAGCCAGGCTACTCATCCTCGTTTAACCGTGCCATCATTCTGTATATCTGAATGAAGTTCTGCAACAATCGCCCGAGCGTACTTTCTTCTGAGGCTCCAAATTTTTCCATTCATCTCAATCATTGCTTGTGTTTTTCTTGCTTTTAAGCAAATCTCGTCATCGTATAAACCATATTTTTTAAACAAAATGTCATCCAAGTCGGAGTTTTCAATCAAAATATCAGAAATCCAATTTGCCCGTTTATCTATGGCCATCATTAAATTACAAAGACCTTCGTAACCAAAATCATTAAAAACCTTATTGACCACAATGTCGCAATAGTTGTCGCAGTACTTTTTTTCTGAGTTTTTTGCAGATGTCAAAAACTCGCTCATGAAAGCCATAAAGTCTTCTCGTCCTGGTGAACTTTCTTCGTTAGGAAATTCTTCGTTTTCGTTTGACATATGTTTTGCCAATCTTAAGTTGTGATGACCTAAGAACATTATCGCACTTTTACCTGTCAAACAAGTGACAGAATATAACTTTCGGTTTGCGCTTTGGTTTTAGTAACCCAAGAATACATATCCATTGACGCATGGGCCCTATCCGTGCTGTCTGCTTTTCTGTAATGGTCGAGATACTCGCCAACAGCATTAAACATTGACCAGCCATTATTGCCGTAACCACCAGCATTGTTTTTGTTGACATACAAACCGTTAACCATTGACCAAATTTCTTCTCGATTTTCTTTTTGCCTATCGGTCTCTGTGTTGTTTGCTGGAAATACGTGTTTTATAACTTTTGCAATTTTGAGAGGGGTCATGTCAATCGCCAACAATTTTTCTGCGGCTTTTTTAAAGTTTTCCGCCCAACTAATCGACATCTTAAGAATAGTTCTGGCCTCTTCTATGGCTATGTCAGCATTACGTGTGTGACGTGCGGTGAAAACACTTTGGGCAACACTCATGCCCACCATTACGGTGTTTTTACATACGGCACGAACAGAAGTGTTTGCAAAAGTAATTGGTGTTTTGCCATCATGACCATTTCTTACCAAAAGATAACGTTGGATTTTATCTCCTACCCCCAATGGGTCAATAACTAATTCTCCTAAATCTAAGCAAGCAAAAAATTCTCGTCCATGGTCCAAAACACCACAAGTATCAACAACCGCATCGCCATCTGACGCCCCAACAATATCTAAAGCCCGAGAAAGTGCCTCGGAGTTTTGTTGAATTACGAAACGGGTCCCAACAGTGGACAAACCATCAAAAGTGCCATTTGGGTTAACTCTGATTGTCGCCCTAGAATCCTCAATAACTACCGTGGTTCCGTCTGGGTTGAGAATGATTTTGCCGTCGTTATCTATTGCTGCCACACGAGTCAACACGACATCGAAATCGGCATCAGCCGCTGTCAACATCGTGCTTGCTGTTTGTAAACCCGCCATAGCGGTTCCAAGGTGATGCCATGGCACCTCTCGGTCAGAATAAGCCATACGTGCTAAACCGTCTTTTTTGATTTCTATGCCATGTGCCATAATCAAAGCATATCGGATAAATCTACCTGAAGCAACTTTCTCCACATAAATTATTTACACATTAAACCCTACTATGATAATTACATGATAAACACTAGAGGTCTTATTGATAAACACGTTGGTGACCTACTTGAATATTCCATCAGTAAAAATATCAAAGCAGTAACCTTAACCAAGGTTATTCGTATACTTCTTGAGATTGATGACTCTCTTGATGACCTAGTGATTGATGGCGACGGTTTGGCTAAATACTTTAATAAAAAATCATAAAACCCTTATGGTTATTGGCCTAAAATGTTTATTTGCGTAAAGCCATATGGTTCTGATAAGATAGATACACTAAGATACTGAAACACATAGGCAGGAATTACTATCAATCCTGTTGCCCTATTCACCTACTTCAGGAGTCCGATTTGAGAATCATCACGGGATGGGTTACTTCTATATTCTTTTTAGCCCTAGGGGTTTCCGTACCAACACAGGCATCTGCTCCAACCACGATAGATAAACCACCCATACAAGCGGTGCCGTCCATCACGAATCTAGTAACTCCAAGTTTGCATGACCACAAGTCTGTTCCGAAAATCCTTTTTAGCCATGGCAGTATTGATTGGCTACCAGAATTAGCCCTTGAGGCTGGCTGGCCAGAAGAAACCCACGAAAAACTCGGTCAGATAGTTTTACGAGAAAGTGGTGGGTGCCCTAACCGTAAGGGTGGGGATATGGTTAACAAGAATTGCTATATCACGGGTGTTTCTGAATGGAACCATCGTTCGGATACAGGTCTCCTTCAAATCAACGGAGTCAACTACAACCCGAAACGAAATAAGTGGGCGATTGCTTGTCGTGTGATGAAAATTTGTACGCAGGACCCACTACTTGACCCAGTAACCAATCTCCGGGTTGGGTACCTTATGTATCAAGATTCTGGATGGGACCCATGGGACGCTTGTACGTGGGATAAAACAAAATGCCCAAAGGATAAAAAACCTTAAAGTACAAATTGGTTTGATAGATTAAATGAATGAACCAAAAATACGATATTCCCGGAAGGGTTTTTGACTTTAAGTCCGACCTAGCCTATGGGCAGGCTGGGGAAATGCTTGTTGACGGATTCCTGCAATCCCTTTCTGGTGGCTCAGTTGAGGTTAAAAGCGACAGATACAGAAATGGTCGTATGGTTGTGGAAACCGACCAAAATCCGCGCGGCATGGTTGACGACAATAACAACAAAATTTGGGTCAAAAGCGGTATAAACATAACAACCGCCGAATGGTGGGTTTACATATTCTCTCCAGAGGGTGGTTTTATCGTGGTCTCGGTATCACGACTAAAGAGGTTCTTGCGGTTACATCCATACCGGTATAACGAGAACACGAAGAGAGACTTTGGGGGCGTAGACAATCCAGCCAAAGGTTTTTTAATAATGCCTAACGAAGTTATTGATTTACTAAAAAATCCTGACTATGATGCTAAAACACCAACAGAATAGGAAGCCATGATAAAGAATCAAAACACCAAAACCCCCAAAAAAAACACCGAGAAAATCAATAATGTTAGGGGCAAAATTTTATTAGATACCGCGTCGGTTATTGACGGGGAACGCAACGTAGATTACGGCGAGCCCTACGATGATTTCACAACAACTGCAAAGTTTTGGCAAACATATATCGAGCGCACCATATTTAGGCGAGGCGGCTTAATGCTTGAAGCCCATGATGTAGCCGCGCTAATGATGCTTCTTAAAACCGCACGCCTTACTTGGACTGCAGACAAAAAAGACCATTGGATGGATGCTATTGGTTATGCGGCTTGCGGTTGGGAATGTGTAGAGAAAGAATTATCGGAAAAACACGAACAAAATCATGATGATTACATTGTTGAACTATACAAACGCGCTGGCCTTGAGGCCAAGAAGGTTTTACTCTAATGTCTATTGATGTTCATTCCCTAATGTCAACTGTAAACATGGCAAAGTTGTTAAAGAATATACAACAAAAATCATCAGCAAACATTCAGGCACGCGATTTAGTTAGATTTATAGAACAATCTGAGCCTTGTTTATTTAATAACTCCGAAGGTAATTTAATGCCAGTCAAATATGAAAATATAAGTTTAGAAAAAATTGAATCATTACTTAAACAAGAATGACTATCCGTTTATATCAGGGGTTAAGAGTCGGAACTGTTCCCAAGACTCCAGATAATGTTATTTATGAATCCGCGCACCTTGATTTATCTACGACCCAACTTATGGAGATTGCTAAAACCTACGGCTTCCCTATTGGTTACGCTCAAGAGCAACAAGGTAAGTTAATTCAAAATATCATCCCACTAAGAGGCACTGAAGATAAACAAATCAGCACTTCTTCCATGGTGAATCTTGACCTACATACTGAAGCAGCATTCCATCCCTACAAGCCCGATTACGTATTGCTGTTTTGTTTAAGGGGCGACCCTACTGCTGTTACGACCTATGCAAATATCGACAATATTATTAGCCAACTAGATAAAGAAACAATTGAGATACTCAAGCAACCGATGTTTAAAACTTCGCTTGATTTAAGTTTCCGCATGAACGGAGAAGGAGATAAAGAAATCCTGCTATCTGTTTTAACCAAACATCAGGTAAATCTAGCAGAGACCCAGGCTCGTACTTTTCCTAGTGTTTACTGGACGATGCTTTATGACAAAGCATTAATGACCGGGATAAATGACGCCGCCTGCAATTCACTTATTACGTTCCAAAAAGCAGTAGAAAATTCCACAAGGGGAATAACATTAAAAACAGGGGACCTACTAGTAATTGAAAACAACAGAACAGTGCATGGTCGAAGACATTTCTCTGCAAAATACGATGGCACCGATAGATGGGTCAGAAGAGTGATGGTGAGAACACAACTACCATCACCAAACGAGATGTTGGGCTCTGTAATAACTACTAAGTTTTAACAATACCTAATACCCACATAATTTGTTGATAGTAAACTAGGCGATTACCTATGTCATGAACAAAATTGCAAGGGTTAATTGTGGTCCTAATCATATGCTTAACTTTCCTATTAGGGCCATTTATTCTTTCAGCACTTATAGAGGAGAACGATGAGTAAATTACCGCCTAAAGATAATGCAAAAAAAGAAAACATAAATACCATGTCCATCACACAACTAGAACAAGCCATCGAAAAGTATGACAAGATAATCATTGACTTAGATAAAAAGATTGCTGCGCTTGATATGCCAGCACCATCAACACAAAGTCGGAACAAGGGTTTGGATAAATCTATTTAAGATTCGGCAAACTCAATTTATTGTCGTACGCTCCCCCACCGCGATTTCTGAGGTGTGGAAAAGTTCTCCGGAGCCCCGAGAGTTATCCACAGAACGAACGCCTGTTCGTACAGGTTGTCCACAGGTTATCCACAAAAGCGAACGCTTGTTCGTACAAGTTATCCACAGGTTATCCACAGGGCGAACGCTTGTTCGTACTGACGCAAACTTTACATAACTCAAAACAACCTTAGTTATGTTAAGTTGCTACCTGACGCTCGCTCGCAACTATCGCCCTAAAAATAATCTAAAAAAGATTATAAAAAGACTTGACAAAGTTAAACACATCCATTACAGTATTTAGTAGTAAGTAACAACAACAACCACAACAAAAGGGAAACAAAATGAACACGCAAACAAAAGGATTACCTTTAGCAGTAGTCCAAAGCGGTAACTATGTCCATATATGGTGCTCAAGTCCTGATGGCGATAGTTCAGATAGTCAAATCCTAGAGATTAGGTGTGCTGATATAGCACAAGCATCGCAAGTACACCAAGCGTGGCTAGAGATGACAGGCTTAGGGCTAAACATCTAGTAACCAACACTAGTAGGCACACACGCTACCCCCCTAGTGTGTGTGCTGATGGTGTACCCCACCCCATAGCCAGCCCTACCCTTAGCCCTACACCTATACCTTTAGCCCTTTCGTTTTCGCAAGGCGCACGGGTAGCACTACGGGTACACATACATACACCTACCCATACACCTACCCATACACCTACCCATACGTATCCCTATAC